CGACGATAAGCCACTTTGAAAAAAGTTATTTGAGGATTGCCAGTTAAATAAACATCCTGAGCACCATAAGCAACAAGTTGAAGAAGACCACCACCCATTTATGCTATATTCTTTATACTATAATAGGAGAAAAAAAATGTATATAGTTTAATTTAATTAGAATACGCTAATCCTCCCATACCTGAAAGAATACGAAGAACATTATAATTAACAGCGTATATTAATATATTTCCAGAAACATATTGATATGGAGTTACTTGAAGAACAGCAGTATCAATACGAGACATATTTAGAGTGCCTGATGGTTGATGTTCTTCCGGTTTTAGGGCAAATGAATAAACATTGATACCGCGATTTAGAGAAATGTTGGTATGATGTTGATATTGTTGGACTAAGTTGAAATAGCTTCCAGGACGAACGTTGAAACGATCATTTCCATTTAATTGTAAGAGGCAAGTGCTGAAAGGATTGACATTTGAGGTAGCAACAGAAGAATCAGAATATGGTTCTATTTGATAATTTATTAAATTAACAACATTGCTATTTGTAATATTTCCAGCAGTATTTATTAAATTGTCAATTCCAGCAACATTTGAAGAACCAATGTTTAATAAGTTGGATAATGTATAATCTGGTGTTCCAAAATTACTATTCCAGTTTGGTCCAGCAGTTGAGCCAACAAAAGGCCATGTGTAATTATACCATTGGTTATTGTTAGTTTGAGCACCAGAAGTGCCATTGAATTTGCCAACCCATACTAATTCTTTAACTGGATGATTGAAATTTAGTTTGATACTATTAGTATTTGAGCTTAGATTTTCAGTGCCAGTGAATTGTAATTGTTCTATTAAATATTCATGGGATAATTGGGCGAATTTACGACGTTCATCAGTGTCTAAATAGATGTAATCAACCCAGATATTAGCATTTGATAAGGCAATGGTTTGGGTAATGTCAGCAGCAGCAGATGAGCCAGTTGTGTTTTTGTAGACACAATCAGATAGAGGGGCGAAATCAATCTTGACACGAACTTCATGATATTGAAGGGCGATAAGAGGAAGGGCAAGACCAATATTGCGGCAAAACCAGAATTCAAAAGGGATGAAAAGAGTAGTGGTAGAACCATTGACTGAATTAGCACCAGAATTAACAATATTGGCATCAGCACCAACCATATTATTGTAGGCATTGCGTTTTCCACCTGGAAGGGAAAGTTCATTCCAGATATATAACCAGTCGGCATAATGCTTGTCTATTTGTTGACCACCGATTTCAATGGTGATAGCTTTTAATAGACGTAGACCAACATAATTAACATATGAATCAGTACCGGTTAAGATTGGAAGATCCACTTGTAAATAAGTACGATGGATTAAATCACCATTGCGAGAAATTTGACAATAGACAGTTCCGCCAAAGTTAACAGTTCCGCTGAAAGTTTGTTGAATTGCTTCCATAGCAAAATTAGTATGTCTGCGATATACGACTTTAAAAAAAGTTATTTGAGGATTGCCAGTTAAATAAACATCCTGAGCACCATAAGCAACAAGTTGAAGAAGACCACCACCCATTTATGCTATATTCTTTATACTATAATAGGAGAAAAAAATATATTTAATAAGATATATAAAAGCATATTCGCATTTTTTATTATTATACATACATGTTTAAAGATAAAACATCTAAGAAACGATTTCAAAATATAGATATAACAAAGGATTTATCTACTCTAGATGCAATGCATAATAAGATTATAACAAGTTATACAAAAAAAATTATAGATGATAAAAATTTTATGGATAAAATTGGTATTTTAGAAAGACACAATAAACTAATAAATGATGAGATAATAAAATATAATAATGAAAATATTAAAAATGAAGAATTTTATAATGAATTATGGAATAGTAATATAAAAATAAAAGAAGAATTGAAAAACATAAATGATCAAATAAACAATATAAATCATTTTGATGAAATTGAATACTATGAAAATACTAGTGATATTTTATTTAACTATTATGAAATGCTTGAAAAACAATCAACCGTAGCAGCACCTAATATAACAGTTCCTAAATTTAAAAACAAGTCTATTTTAGAATCTTTTAATATAATCAAGGAAGAAACAATAAATACTAATATAACTGAAATAGAACACGAAGATGATAAAATTATTGAAAAAAGCGAATTAGTGGATAAATATTTGGCAATTACCAATAAATATCATATTAAAAGGATTGATCAAGAAAATACAGAAATTTGTAGGAAATGTAATATTCCTCTTATATGTCTACAACAGGATGCTATCATGATTTGTAATACTTGTGGCTATCAAGAATTATTATTAGTAGAACAGAATAGACCAATATTAAAACAAAATACTAAGGACACTTCTCATTTTAGTTATAAGAGAATTAATCATTTTAGGGAGTGGTGTAATCAAGTTCAAGGAAAAGAAAGCACTGATATTCCTAATGATATTTTTGAGAAGATTTTAAATGAAATTAAAAAAGAAAAGATACACGATACTAAAAATATTACTTATTCTAAGATGAGAGAGATATTAAAAAGATTAAGAATAAATAAATATTATGAACATATTAATTATATTATTAATCGTATTAATGGAATACCGACGCCTCAATTTTCAACGGAATTAGAAGAAAAATTATGTTCTATGTTTAAGGAAATTCAAGGACCTTTTCTAAAACATTGTCCCAAAGATAGAAAGAATTTCTTATCATATAGTTATGTTTTATATAAGTTTTTTCAAATATTAGGTTTAAACGAATATCTTAAATTCTTTCCATTATTAAAAAGTAGAGAAAAATTATACGTTCAAGACCAAATATGGAAAAAAATATGCGAAGAGTTAAATTATAAAGTTATACCTTCACTCTAAGAAGCGAATCCGACAAGGCGGAAACCGGCACCAAGACCAACACCTTGACGTGCGCCAGCAGATATAGACGGAGATATGAGATCGAATATGGAGAATAAGCAAGCAGCAGTTAGGGCAATCATCCATATTTCATTGAATTGTAATTTTTCCTTTGGAAGGGCATACGCGGCAAAAGCAACAACTATGGCTTCTATGGCGTATTTAAGAATACGGATTAAAGCTTCCCAAATGTCAAAACTGTATGAAGGTTGACTATTCATATTTTATACTTAATATTATAAAATATTTTTTATTTTATAATAAAAAAAAGATATAAGATTTTTTAATATATATAATTATTAGATATGGAAGAAGTACTTGTTTCAACAAAAACCAAAGATTATCTTGATGAAGATAAACCAATTCGGGGACAAAATTATTGTTTAATTTCTTTTTTAAGTCCCGAAGATATTTTAAAAGACAAGGAAGCTTATTATTTCTCAAAATTCACTGAACAATTTGGAAAAGATGTTAAAACCCTTTTAGAATGTCTTGAAAATAAATATCCAGATTCAGCTGACCTTATAAAAAATATTCGTTCTAATCATGAATATATCTTCAATACTGATGAAATGGATGGTCAATATAAATTTTTCAAAAATACACATGGTGCTGATATAGAAGCAGATTTTCATAGAGAAAATAATTTCAGAACTTCTATGCGTGGCATTAAAGTTCGTGGTACCTTTGATACTCTTGACGAAGCAAAGAATCGTAGTCAATTTATCAAACGTCAAGATGACAAATTTGATATTTATATTTGCCAAGTTGGTTGCTGGTGCCCGTGGTCTCCAAATCCAAATGATCTTGGCGATCAAGAATATTCTGAAACTCAACTAAATACTCTAATGAAAGAATACAAACAAAATATGCAAAGTAAGGATGAAGTTTTTGAAAAACGTACAGCCGAACTTAAAGCAAAAGGTGCTTCAAAACAACCTGAAAATATAGCTGATGATTTATCACAACCTGATCCTTGGACTGCTTCTAAACTAAGCAATACCGAAGTTACTTCTGATGAACCTTCAACTGAACCTACTAATGTAGTTGTTCCTGATGCTACAACCGAAGCATCATTAGAAGCTTCAACTACTAATGAAACCGAAGCGCCTGTTGTAGTAACCGAAGTTACAACTGATACACCTCAATAATTTTTTTAAATTTTAATTTTTTTTATTAATATAAATAAAATGAAGTCAATAGCATTATTTATATTGTTTTTTGGAACTATATTAATCATTAAAACCTATTATGAAAATAAATATAAAAATATGGAACATCCAAAGACATTAATTAAATATGTTCCTATTACACAATATGAGGAAACATTAACACCAAATGAACAATTAGATGAATTTTATAAAAGTATTTTTGAAACGTCACAACCTTTGATTTATGACGCAAAAAAAATATAATATGAAATAATAAATATGAATAGCACTTTAAAAGATATTGGTTATTTACTTATTGATAATATAAATTTAAAATCGGATAATAATAAATTAAAATTATTAGATAAAGTTAACAAATATAACATTTCAAAAAAAGAACATGAAATAAAAAAACAAGAAAACAGAGAATATTATGAAGTAAAATATGAAGAACCACGAAAAATTAATAAGCAAAATTATGATGCCTATTTAGAACAAAAACTATATTTATATAATGTTTGGAAAGAAACAAAGAATGTTAAAGATTTACATGAATATATATCATTCATTAGACCTGAATATATAGAAGTTCCAGATGTTTATACAAGTCTATTTAATTATAAAATTATTAAATAATATCATCTTCAACGTGTAATATTAAAATACTTAAATAATTAATAACACTAAATACAAATCCAAATATTTTCATAATTGAATCAAATAATTTTTCCAATAATTGATAAATATATTTAGGTATTATAAATAAACTTGACATAACAGTAAAAAAAGTATCATATAAATATAAAACAGGTCTAACTGTAAAGGTGTATAATAACATCAAAATGAAATTTATATTGCTAAATGATATATATCCATAATGAACTAATAATGAGAAGATAATTATGTAAATTATTATCTTTAAATATTTAAAAGTATCATCCATTATTAATCTCTATTACAATTATATTTATTATTTATTAGAATAATACATGGAAAATAATCCGAAGGTCTTTAAGTTTAATGTGTTTGCCTTTATAATCTCATTTGCTGTGGGAATTTTATATGTCTATATTTCAACGCCAAAACCAAAAATGATTATAAAATATCCAACTCCTTATAATGTTGATAAAATAGTTTATAAGAATGAGAATGATGTATGTTATAAATATCAAGTAGAAGAAATAAAATGTACTGATAAAGCGATTGATCAACCTATAATATAAAAAAATAAACTTTAAATAGAGAATTATATATTATGATAGATACCAAAGATATTATAGATAGATTATTTTATGATAGTGTTGGACAAATCTTTTTAAGTTCACTATTTGGCATTTCATTAGCTTTATTATTTAACAGAGTTTGTAAAGAAAATTGTGTTTTATATTATGCTCCAAGACCGGACGAGGTAAATGGAAAAGTATTTAAAATAGAAGATACTTGTTATAGATATAAAATAAAACCAGCAAAATGTAATGATCATGCTTTAAATCAATATGATACTAATACGCGTCCTGATAATAAAATAACAGAAAAAACATTTTTTGATAAAATATTTGCGTAAGTTTTATATATATATATTTAAATTATAATAGTATAAATGCAACAACAGCAACCATTGGCGCCACAATCACAAAATAATATGATTACACCGATAGATAAAATACCTTTTAAAACTGCTGGAAATACAGATGAAACGAATGATGATCCAATGATAAGAGATGTTTTAAACGAATTTGAACAAGAATTAGCAATCAACGAGTCTCAATCTAATAAATATAAAATAAATGAACAGAGACCGGTGCAGCAATATCAACCTCTACAACAACAACAGCAACTTCAACCACCTCCTCAACAACTTCAACAGCAACAACCTGTAAAACCACAAAAAAATAAATCATATATTGATAATGAACTTATTGTAAAATCATTTATCATTTGTATAGTCATTGCTATAATAATTAATCCTTATATTTTTTCAACAATTTTAAGCAAAGTTCCTGAAAATATTTCATTGATGCTAACTTCTTATGATTATTTTATTAAATTAGTTATCATATTTGTTGCTATTTATGTATTATTCTTCTATAATCTTCTATAATTAAACTGAGTTGTATTGTGTGTATTGATTATCAAATGCTTCATAATGCTTGTTGTCACTATTTAAACCTTGAATACCATAAAAATTACCACCATCTTGCATAATTTCTAAATTATAATTTTTTTCATCATATATATTTGTTTGCGCTGCTTTTAGTAGTTCATTTGATATATAAGGCATTGTTGTTACACTACCATCTGTTGAATTTTGAACAAAATGTTCAGGTATTACTGGCTGTAATGAATATGGTTGTGGTTTGGTATCTGCGCCAGTAGATGTATTTATATTATTTAAAGCATCAACAAAAGGGTTTAATAAATATTGAGAAAATGGATCAGTGGTTTTTGATGATGGATTTATTTTTTTCTGATAAAACTTAAAATATAATATCAAGAATATTAAACCTAATAAAAATCCAATTATTTCATCAACAACTAACATGGTAATTATTATTAAAATACCAATGAATAGTTGATTAGTTGGTGTATTTATGATTATAGGTAAATCAACATCTATAATAATTACAAATATTGCTACTAATATTAATAACGCCCTAAGAAAATTTATTATCATCTTTACTATATAAATAATTATATATAAAAATAAATTAATATTATTAAAATGATGAATATTATAACTTCTCTTAATAATAAAGGTTATGGTATTAAAAAAACCGAAGACAACCAAGAATTAATTAAGAAAATTAAACAAGAATTATTGGTTAGTCCTAAGGTATTTTCAAATGCCGCTTTTTCAGTTGAAAAAGAGTATCCAATTTATCTTGAAAATGATAATAAACTTTATGTTCCTAAATGTTACGGCATTGAAAAGTTCGGATTTCCATTAGACGATAAATTAAGTTTTGGGATTGATTGTCCTCTTTTAGAATTTAATGGAAAGTTACGCGAGGTTCAACAAGAACCTATAAATGCGTTTATTGAGAATGTTAATAAGAAAAAGAAGTTGGGAGGAATTATTAGCGTTCCTTGTGGTTTTGGTAAAACTATTATGGCTATTTATGTTGCTTGTTATTTTAAAAAGAAAACTTTATTCATTTCTCATAAAGATTTCTTGAACGAACAATTCATTAATAGTATTAAGATGTTTGTTCCAGAAGCAAGAATCGGTAAAATTAAGCAAAATAAAATTGATGTTGAAAACAAAGATATTGTCATTGCTACATTACAATCATTGGCGATCCGTGATTATGATTCTTCTATTTTTAGCGACTTTGGTTTAGTTATTATTGACGAGTGTCATCATATAGCATCGGAAGTATTTTCAAGAGCATTTCGTAAAATGAATATTCGTATTACATTGGGATTATCAGCGACTTTAAATAGAAAAGATGGTTTAAGGAAGGTTTTTGAGTGGTATTTGGGAAAGTCTGTTTATAAGATTAAGAATAATTGTGAAGATTGTGATATGATTGTAAATCTTCATAAATATTATGTTCATGATTTGGATTATAGTTATGTAAAAACGATGTATAATGGAACTCCTAATATTGTCTCAATGGTTAATAATATTTGTAATTTTAAACCAAGAACTCAATTTATCATTAATTTATTAAAAGAAGTATTGAAGAAAGAACCAGAAAGAAAGATTTTAATCTTATCAGAACGTAAAAATCAATTAAAAGATTTAGAGGAATTTATTAAAAATGATGAAATTGCCTCTTATGGTTATTATGTAGGAGGAATGAAAATGTCTGACTTAGATATTTCAGCAACTAAACAGATAATTTTAGCTACTTATCAAATGAGCAGTGAAGGTTTAAATATTCCTACATTAAATACTGTAATATTAGCCAGCCCAATCGGAGATATTCAACAATCGGTAGGACGAATTTTACGAGAAAAAAAGAATGAACGCAAATATGTTCCTTTATGTATTGATATTTATGATGATTTTTCTGTTTTTAAATTTAAGGGAAATAAAAGAATTAAATATTATAAATCAAATGGATATAAAATAAATAATTATATTGATTATGATTTTGTTGAAGAAATTGACGAAGATGAAGAAAGAGATCCTAATGTTAAATGTAAATTCATAGAAGATGATGATTAAAATAAAGATGTTATTTTATCTATTTGTTCATTTAATTTAATTAAAATTTTTTCAATATTTTCTAGTCTCTTATTTACAGTAATTTCTTTATTATCTTTAACATCTTTTTTATCTTCATTATTTTTTATTTGTTTTTTTACATATCTGATAATTATTTCAGGTTCAATATTATATTTTTCTGATATTTCATCAATCTTGGATTCTATTTCATCAATCTTATAAATTGGAAAGATTACATAACAAATGACATGTGCTTTAATAGCAGTTATTGTTCTTTTATGATCTTTGGCAATATCTTCATAAGATTTATTGTTTTTAAGTTCTTCTAATAATTGTTCATTTTCTTCATCAGACCATCTAGAACCAGCATTAGAAGTTTCTAATTGATTTTTCAATTCTTTAATTACACTTCCAAAAGGCATTTTAAATTAATAATAATATTTAGATTATTTTTAAGTATTTATTTGTTTTTTAAATTTTCAACTTCAATAATCAATTTATTTATTTGTTCTTGTTGTTCTTTTATTCCTTCTATTAATAAACCTATTAAAGAATTATAAGATATTCCTTTAAATCCATCTATATTATTTAAAATTAAAAATGGTAATACTTCTTCTACTTCTTGTGCTATTAAACCCATTGACTTATTATTCTTTTCAATCCAATTAAATGAAACACCTCTTAATTTTTTTATAGTATTTAAAGGTTCTTTTAATGTCTCTATATTTGTTTTTAGTCTTTTATCTGAACTACTTATAAAAGTTCCATTTACATAAAATCCATTTCTATTTAAAGTACTTACATAAGTACCCACTTGAAATGTAATTGTTCCTCCATTATTACCACTACCATTTGTAGCAAAACTACTATCTAATACTATATTAGTACCTAAATTATAACCAGACCAATATACTCCCTGTGAAGATAAAGTAACAATAGTCCCATAAGCATTTGCTATATCTGAACATTTAACTGTTAAATATGGTGCTGTTACTGCAAATCCTGCTGTTGTAGATGTACATAATTGAATATATGATGTTGTTTGATTTGCTGATGTACTGCCATTATTATATGGAGCTGGATTAAAATATGATATATGTATATTACTTGTAGTTGAATAATTATTTATAAATGAACCAGATGTATTTATATTACCTCCTCTAACATCTATTGAATTACCAGGATTAGTTGTTCCTATTCCTACATTTCCTGTTATATATGTTACATTATTTTTAGGTGCTAATACTATATTTCCGGCAGGATTTATTATTACACTATCTGGTCCAGAAACAGTTGTATTATCATTTTCACAACCTATTATTAATGCTGCTACTTCTGTATTAGTTGCCCCAAAATAATTATAACCTGTATAACTACTTGTACTACCAACATTATCAATAAATTTTATATAACCAAAATCACTATTATAATTAACAGTTGATGTAAATAAAATTGATGATACTCCTCCGCTATTTCCATGTTGTAAAGTAATTGTTCCATATGTAGCAGTATTATCAGTACCAGTTGCTTCATATATATGAAATGATGATATTGGATTTGTTGTTCCTAATCCAACTTTGCCATTTGCCAATATTATCATTCTTGGTACATTTGTACCTACATTACCTCCTGTATTAAATATCATTCCACCATAAGCTGCTGTTGATTCAAAATATAAATTACTACAATAATATCCACCTCCTGACATACTTGTAGCACCTAAGCCAATATAAGCAGTTTTATTATCATTATTAATAAATTGAATAGCATTATTTGCTGTTGTTAAAGACGAAGAAATAAGTATTGGATTATTACCAGTTGTAGTATTATATGTTAAAGCTCCTGTCATTGTACCGCCATTTGAGTTTAATTTAGAATTTAAAACAGTAGAAATTTTAATAGTAGGCTGGGACATTATTTAATATTAAATTATTTAAAAAAAAATGATTTTAATTATTATAAAATAAAAAATATATAATGTCACAAAATCCAGATATTCAACTATGCCAACTTAAAGAAAAATCAGTAAATCCATCTCCAAATATTAATAATGATTTATACGTTGAAGATTATGATAATGAAGTAGATGATCAACCTGATTTCGGATTTCTCACAAGAGAAACATCAACCATTTATCAAGTATTACAAAATCAGCGTACATAATTTTTTGTAATTTAAAAAATGATTTTAATATTTCAGTCTATTTATATAATATATGAACGATTCAGTTTTAAAAATAGAAACTGATGATTATACAATTGTTAATTTATGTTGTATTAAAGGGCTGACTAATATGAAAAATGAAAATAAAAAAGTTCATTTAACAATAACATCACCTCCATATTATAATGTTAAAGATTATGTAAATTATAGTGATTATAAAGAATATTTAGAAACACTAAAAACAGTTTTTAGTTTAGTATATGAAATAACAGAAGAAGGTAGAATGTGTTGTGTAAATTTAAGCAATATTCTTATTCAAAGAGAAAATAGAAATTGCGAAAGTATTAGAATACCATTAGCATTTCATTTTATCCCTTTGATGGAAGAATTAGGATGGAAATTTATAGAAGATATTGTTTGGATAAAACCAGAAGGTTCATCAAAAAATAGAAATGGAGGATTTTTTCAACATAGACAACCAGTGGCTTATAAACCAAATATTATTAACGAATATATATTTGTGTTTCAAAAACCTTCTAAATATTTAATTGATAAAATCGTAAGAAGTTATGACGCTATTACATCATTAAATAGTAAGGTTGATGATGGATATCAAAGAACAAATGTTTGGAAAATAAATCCAGAAACAAAATCTAAACATCCGGCGCCATATCCCGAATTACTTGTAGATAATTTAATAAAATATTATTCATTTTGTGGAGATTTAATTTTAGATCCATTTGTTGGTTCTGGAACAACAATTATATCTGCTTTTAAATTAAATAGAAAAAGCATAGGATTTGAAATTCATAAAGAATATATAAATATATTTGAAGAAAGAATTAAAAAAACTTCAAAAATAACTAATAATCAATTAAGAATATCATTTAATAAAGATGATTATATTGATTTAAATGAAGAAGAAATTAAAAAGAAATTAAATAAATTTAATAAAAAATATTTATATGAATTAGTCAATAATAATCCTGAATATAAAAAATATTCAAAAGAAAAAATAATAAATTTAATATATGAACTAAACTTTGTCAATGTTAATGCGTTTTGATCTTTTTAATTTATTAAAATCGCCACATTCTCTTCCTTTACGAGTATGACAAATAGCACAAAATGTTTTCAAGTTACTTAAAATATTATTTTGATGATTTCCGTCAAAATGATCCATATGATATATATCAGTTGGAAATTCATCATATCTTGATTTATCCATTGGACATACAAATCCTAACATACCATCTTTATTTTCACAATAATTTTTTTTATGAAATGTTATTCCAATAATAGTTTTATTGTGTATTCTTGCGTCTGAACATCTTGAACATTCCGTTTTCAACGATGGATCACCTTGTGCTGACCAATGTCTTATTGTAACCTTATTTTCACAACCATTATTTATACAAATAGGAATTTTATAACCTTTTTCAAGCCATTTTTCAAGATAAATTTTATTTAAGGAAACTTTATGCGAAGACATAAATTATAAATAAATTTATATTATTTCATTTTTTTATTTGTGAAATTTAACTTTCTTTATAATTAATAGTATTAATATGCCTATAATAAGAGGATTACCTCCGGCTACAAGAGACCAATTACAACAAAAAAGACAACATGATATTGCTGAAGTAAGTTCTGCCGCTGAACAATGTAATTTTGCGTTAGGTGAAATACCATTAGATGGTAGAACAAGATGTTATATATGTGATGCCTCTCTTATTCCTCATATTGATGTTTTTCGTGCAAAACTAATGAATCAATATGCAGAAACGTCATCTGAATATGATAGATGTCCTTGGATATTACCTGCTGCTCCACATGATCATTGTTATCCTGAATGCGACCATATAATAGCATGTAATGCTATTAACGAAGGTATAAATCCTTGGCTTCTTAATATTATGGTTTATGGTTTAATTAAAAATATTATGGGATATCAACAAAATTTTATATCAGCACCAGATAATGCAGAATTTACTTTTGATTATATAACAACTCATCTAGATCTAACTTTGGATGGTCAATCAGGAGAAGAAGACAGAAAACTTATATGGTTTATACATGTGATTTCAAGAATAAACTATGCGTGGGCTCATAGAGTATGTAATGGACAAAAATCTGATATTGATTTTGTAGATCTTGATTATGTTCGTTTACCTAATGGAATTAATAGAAAAATTTTACATCCTAAAAATAATGATGATATAAGAAATATTTTGTATCATAATATATACAATCCAAATAGTGGTAATTTTGTTAATGGTATTTTAGAGCATTTTTTAAATATTCAACGAAAAAAAAATCCATCATTAATGCCAGTACCAATCAATGATATATTACCAAGAATTGCTAATGGACCATTTAGATTAGGTCAATCGCAATTTAAATTAATAGATTTAGTGAATAAAGGTGAGCAAACTGTATTGAATAGAGTTTATCTATTATGTGAATGTTATAATAATATAACTGAATTAGATGATATTGAAAATTATATAATACCTTCTGATAATGCGACATTAGGTCCTATAATTGCTCGTTTAAATGCTAGAAGAGCTGCTGCAAGATCACGAAGAGGTGGAGCAGGTGAATTATTACAAACTACTAATACTCCAATTCCAAATACTTTTAATAAATTAAAAACATCTAAAAAAGAACAAAAGTTAGAAGTTAATATTGTTAAAAATATTATTAAAAAAACTATTCTTGATACTTCAAAGAAGGTTCAAAAAGAATCTTTAAAATCAATAAGCAAATTACGTGAATCTAATACTAATAAAAAGACTAATGATGTTGATTTATTAATTTTTATGGAAAATATAAAACATAAAAAACAAAGTGTTGATACTCTAAAATTTATAACAAATTATTTAAAAACTTCAAAATATCAAAAAAATTCTAATATTCAAAACTTAATTAACGTTTTTGAAAGATCTTTACCTGAATCTGAAAGTATTTATGATAAAGAATTATTAGAACATATAAATCAATTAAAAAATACTAATGCTTTTAAATTATTATTATTATTAATAACTTATGATTATAGTAAAATTGAAAAATTACAAAAAAATTCATATGAATACTATTTAAAATATATTTATAATAGTTCAAATGCCAAAAAAGAATATGTTAATTTTATTACATTTAATACTAAATTAAGTGATAAAAAATTATATGCTGTTGCTGAACAAATTTTTGAAGACACAACAAAAGAACACATAGCATATCAATTATATATTATAAATTTCTTCAAAAACGTCTTATTAGAAATTTATAAAGAAAACAAAATTAAATTTAACAATATTGATGATGATATATGTGCTATTGGTAAAATCTATTATAAACTAAGTATTTCATTTGGTTTATTATATAAAAATAAAAAAGATTCAAAAGATTCAAAAAAATTACAAAAAACCATATAAATATCTTGAACGTTTTCTTTTATTTTTGTTATTATAATAGATACAATTATCATCTTTATCATCAATGTTCATATTATCAGTCATTTCAATATCAATTATATATAATTTCATAAAACATTCATCGCAATCCATTGATTCCTTTTCAGTTGACATTAGATTTTATAATACAAAAATATTTTTTATTTTTTTATCGTTGTTTTACATAGCAAATTCTAGTATTTACACTATTATTAAAACATATATTATCATGAGATGAATTTTTAAGTATTTCTTTGATAGTTGGTTTTATTTTATCATGTGTATATTCAGGCAAATATTTACATTTAGGAAGTTTATAACATCGGTCACTGTCTAATTTTGTTTTCCATTCTTCTTTTATTAAATTACATGGTATTCTTATTGTTTCATCACCGCATTTTATTTTTTTAATACTGTCTGTTGAATTATAATAATATTCTTCTCCTTGATATTGTATATTACTAATACAATGACCACAATTATGACAAGTTAAATGAGTATCTGTCGCATGTAATACATAATCTATTTCATATATTTCACCATTAAATTTAATATTTTTATTTTCTAATTTTTCTATTATACCATCAATAATTTGTCCAGTATTTTTTATAACATTTTTTTTTACATTTTCATCATTATTAATAATATACGTATAATCTATTATTATTACATCATAATTTGTGTTTTTCTCAGGTGTTTTATGATAATTGTCGCCTATTTTATAAATATAAGCACAATTTATGTTTAATAAACTGTAAAATAATTTTATTATTGAAAAATGTGTTAATAATAATTTCATAGATGATTTATCATCAGATATTTTTTTATTAATAAAATTTGTTACATTTACATTATTTTTTTTAATTTCATTTTCACAATACTCTTTTAAACTTAATTGGTCTTCTTCTGATTCTTCTTTTTTTTCTGGATTACTTATAAAAGACTTTAAAAAATTGAATAAACTTGTATTAGAAGGTGGTTGTTTTTTCTCATCATCTTTTTTATTTATTTGTTCTACTCTTAATTGAAATTTATCTTTATATTCATCAATCATTGTTGTTAAGAATAATATTGGTATTTTCTTTAAATTATAGAATAAATCACAATTTTTTTTCAATGGTTTATCATATCTGTTAAAATTTTTTGTTATTTTATCAATTATATAATATATAAATGATACAAATATTTCATCACTTTTCATATCATCTGTAAATTCCTTTATATCTATTATTTTTTCTTCATTTATCTCTTTTTTTTCTAGTAATAATTGTTTATTTTTATCACTGTATGTTAAACATGTTAACATACTTATAAACCAACATATAGCACCATATTGCGGTATTGTAATAAACGAACTATCTTTAATTTCTAATAATTCATCATTACTATCTGTCAATATATTTAACTGATATGCTAATAATTGTTTTAATTCTTGTATTTCATCACTATCATGTTTTAATCTTTCTTCATCTGTTAGTATTTCAATGGCGTTGTTTGTTCCCATAAGTTTATTGTCCATTGGATATGTAATATATTCTTCATCGTTAATGTTGTAAAATAATTGATTAAATTCAATAATAATTATTTTATATAATATTATACATTTTTTAATTAAATCATCTTCAATTTTACTATTATCCAAATCTTCACTTAGTATATTTATTTTTCGGATCGTGTATGTATCTTTATTTATTTTGGCATCATCTATACGACTATTTATAAATTGTTTAAATTTTCTATTAAATGTATCAGTATTTCTTTGTAGCATCTCTTCAATTTTAAATTTAGAATCAAGTTTATCTTTTGTGATTGATGATTGTTTTTTATTCAAACTTTTAGTTGTTTTACTTCTTGATTTTAATCTTTTAACTATTCGTGGATTTAGCTTTTCAATTGATTGACTTTTTAAACTAATCATTGTTTTACTTCTTCCAATGGTAGTTTGTATCTTTTTTGTTTTTTCACTATGAATATATAAATAATAATATTGATATATTACAAAAATACCTTTACAAATCAATTCACAATATTTATGTTTTATTTGTTCATTTATTTGATCTATATCAATTTCTTCGCATACAGAAGCAAAAAAATTTATAATATGTATTAAATTCTCTTTTATTTCATTTATAGGATTTATTATTGAATCGGCTGTCAATTGATTTTCCAATACGACCCTTAAATACAAATTATTATTCAAAAATAATATATCTAACAAATATTTGTTAAAATATATTAAAAGGGTATCTAAGCTTGATTCTGATTTATCATATGTTTTTTCAATATCTTTAAAATATTTATTATATTCTAATATAGTTTCGTAATTTATTTCAGATTCCATTATATTTAAAAAACAAAAAAAGCCAAAAACAACCATTTTAGCTTTTTTATTTTCCTTAAATCCTTGTTCTAAGACACAATGATAGTCCTAACATTCATCGCATTTAGAAAGGCGATTGAAAACAAATCCATCGGATCCTCGTAAATATATTCATCAGGATGAGAATCATAAACAGAATCCGAAGCATATTCCTCGCATTCCATAATCTCCTCGTCCTCATAAACTTGGGAGCCAATGACGTACATCGTTGAATGTATAAAATTATTTGTAGATTCTTCTGTCATTTTTTATAATATAATGATATATTTTTAAACAAATTTATTCTTCTGTTATGGTTTCAATATTAATAGTTCTTAAACGGATTTCTAAATATTGATAGTTCTTTTTTCCAAAACATCGCGATAATCCAGTATCACAATACCAAATTTGATTATCTTTTAGAACTATTTTATCATATGTAGTATGTCCAACGAACATATAACTTACTCCAAGTTCCTTAAATAATTCGGCTGTTTCTTCTTTGTTATTTTCATTGCGATTCCATAAAATACCACCTGAACCAATTATAATATTATCAACAAGTTCTTTATCATCAATGCTTATTTTTTCATTTTCTAAATAATTTTTCCATATTTGATTAATATAACCTAAATCTTTGTTATTTTTTTTTAATAAATTTAAATGATTTAAATCTAATTTGGCGTGACAAAACAAAAGATCGCCTATTTTTAAAATTAATGGTCTTTTTGCTAATATCAAAGCCATTGAACCTTTTGGTTTAAACATTTGTGTTCTGGTTTGTGTATTACTTTTATCAGAGACATAAGAAAAATCACCAATAACATTCATCAATTCATGATTACCTATCAAAGATATACAATATCCTCCTTTTGCTCTGGCGATTAAATTCAAATGTTCTGTAAAATGAATCATTTCATAGTCTTTTAATACTTCCCAGTCTTCATTAGTATTTCTATTTTTGCTATCAACTTGGTCGCCTAATTGGACGATAACAGTCTCAGGAGGACTTGCAATCCATTCAAGGTCATTATTAATGATTTGCTTGTTTATCAAGATATTCTTAAATCGCTTAATATCACCATGAACATCGCCAACAATTATAATTCTTTTTTGAGAAGGTAATTCATAAATAAATTCATTAAACATAATAATATTATTAATGAACATTTTTTAAATAATAAAAAAAATCTAATTTTATTCAATGATCCAACAATTGAAGCAATAATTGAAGCAATAATTATCAATATCATAAGGGTCTGTTTTATTATGTTTGACTGCGTTATCGTAATTCCAGTAATTAGGAGGTTTTATTAGCCATTTATTTGTTTTTGTATCTATCAATCCAGAAACATCAAAATCAAATAATTTATAAGTTTGGTCTTTTTTGCTATATCCAATATTGTCAAATTTCCAGTCTATATAAAGAACTCCTAAGTCTTGTAAATATGCTTTCACATTTTCCATAATTTTTATTATTTCTTTTTTATGTTTTTTAAAATCTTTTTTAGTATCCAATAATTCCATATCAATATATCTATCATTTACCTTATAGTATTTGACGATATTATGATGAGGATAATTCATTATAATTCTAATAATTCTTTTTTCATTATAAGAAAGTTCTATATGTTCATTGTTTGTATGTTTATCAGGTGGTGACATTTTTCTAAAAAAAGGTGTTTTATTATGTTTCAATTCATCTATGATAATATAATCATTATCGTCGTCGTTGTATGGATTAAACATAATGGACTTTTCAATATTTCTTTTAAATAACCAGCACCAAGACCTATATATGGATTTAAAAATCCATGACATTTATCTATTTTTAACTATTTTAATTTTATATAAATAATTATAAAAGATAATTTAATAATGACAAATATCATTATGAAACAATTAGATCAGTTAATTTTTTTAAAGAAGATGATGGATAATACGGATGATATCAATGATTATTCTATTAAAGAATATAAAGATGAATTAGAAAACCATACAAATAAATGTATATTTTTAGAAAATACTTTACAAGAAAAGTATAAGATTATTAAAGGTCTTGAAAAACAAATTAAAGAACACGATGAAATTATTAATATGTATGAAAAAGAATTAGAAGATAAAGATAATAGAATTAAAAGTCTTCAAAAAGAGATTTATGATAAAGATATAATTATTAGAGAATATGAAAATATTATTGAAGACAAAGATAGAACTATGGATGATATCATAAAAAATCAAGATTATTCCATCAAGTTATTAGAAAAGAAACTTGAAGAAATTGATTTCTTAAATCACACTAAGAAAAATTATATTTCAAACGCACAAAATATGCTTCAAACCAATTTAAATTTAGAAAAAGATATAAAGGATATTAATTTAGTTATTAAAGAACTTGAAGATAATTTAGAAAATAAATTAGTGACTATTAAAGATTTTGAGAAGAATATGAATGACAAAAAAGAATCCATTGAATTACTTGAAACAAAACTTAGACATACAGACGAACTAACATCAGAATTAGAAAAAGAAATTCTTGAAAAAAATGATATAATTAAGAAAACTTTATTTTATAAATAATGTCTGAATCATCATCAGAACAATCAGAACGATCAGAACTATCAGAACAAACATTTGAATCATCAGAATCATCATCAGAACAGTCTGATTATTCAGAATCAGCATGGGAATATTATGGTTCTAATGATTGTGATTATTCATCAGAAGAATCAGATACGTCAGAAACATCAGAAGTATCAGAAAGATTAGAAATATTAGAATATACAGAAACTATTATAAATAAGAAATTTAATTTTTATTATTTATTGAATATAATTTATAATTTTATAAAAATGATATAATTAAAAAGACATTATTATATAAAAGATAATATGTTAGAATCCTTCAAAAATATTAATAATTCATTAACTAATATTGAATCAAGTTTATCTAATATTGAATCAACTATGGATAATATGAGTTTAAAATTAACTTTTATTTTAAATAATTTACATCTAATAGACTCTTCAAAATTTATTAATAAAAAATTAGGCGGATAATACTTAAAAACATTTCTATACCATATATAATGTTAGAATCCTTAGAAAATATTAATAGTGTAACTAGAATTGAATCAATTTTTTCTTCCTTAGAAACCAGATTATCTGATACCTTATCATTGTTAACTATTATCATAAATAATATTCATTTTACTGAATTACTAAACCATCCACCAGACCTACAACTAAAATATACAAGAAATTTAGGTGGATAAAAAATGATTTTTATAAGTATCAAAAAAATCATAATATGATTGTTTTAAACATAATATCATTATTCATATTCAAATTATTATTTTTTACACTACATTGTATATATTTTATAATATATGTTTATTATTCAATATTTGATTTTATATATATAAAATTAAAAAATGAATTATATCATTAAAGACATTTTCTTTTATATAAAAGAAAATGTCATATTTAGAAAAAATAAATGCTACTACTTCAAATACTGAGAAAATTGTTTCTAATATAAATGAAACAATGACTGATGTTATTTCACATTTATCCAATATGAATGACATGATGACTGGTATGAATGAACAGATGACTGAAATGAATGAAAAGATGACTGAAATGAATGAAAAGATGACTTGTATGAATAAAGATATGTCTGAAATGAATGATAATATCAAGAAGACTTATTTCAAATTAAACAAACGTTAACAAAAAGTAACACAACTATTGATAATATCACATCAGATTTATTAAAATTAAAATAAGATATAAAAAAATAAGTTTATATATTATATAATGGAACAAATTATTAAGGACTACAACCATAAACAAAATAATATGGATGCCAATGAACCATTATTAAATGAAAAACAACGTTTTTGTCTATTTCCTGTTAAACACATTGATATTTGGGAGATGTATAAGAAACAAGAATCTCTTTTTTGGAGAGCGGAAGAGATTGATTTTTCAAAAGATTTGGATGATTGGGTAAAGTTAGATGAAAACAAACAACTGTTCATTAAAAACGTTTTGGCATTTTTTGCCGGCAGTGATAGTATCGTTAATTTAAATATTTTCAATAATTTTATTAACGATATTTCAATCTTAGAAGCACAATATTTTTATCAATTTCAAGGGATGATGGAAAATATTCATAGTGAAGTTTATTCAATTCAAATCGACACTTTAATCAAAGATGAAGATGAAAAGAATAATCTTTTTAATGCCATAAGCAATATTCCATGTATTAAGCAAAAAATGGAATGGGGTATTAAGTGGCTAAGTGATGATACTACTTTTGCGAAACGATTAGTGTCTTTCGCAATTATGGAAGGTATCTTCTTTTCTGGTAGTTTCTGTGCGATCTATTGGATCAAAGAACAAAATTTGTTACCTGGATTGACAATGAGTAACGAATTTATTTCAAGAGATGAAGGACTTCATTGTGAATTTGCTTGTTTATTATATGGTAAATTAGTAAATAAATTAGATCAAGATGAACTTCATTCAATTATTAAAGATGCTGTTGAAATTGAAAAAAAATTCATCACAGTTTCACTTCCTTGTAGTATGATTGGCATGAATTCTGTTCTTATGACTGAATATATTGAATTTGTTGCTGATAGATTGGCAAATATGCTCGGTTATGATGCTATCTATAATTCAAAAAATCCATTCTCATTTATGGATAAAATTTCAGTAGATCAAAAAACTAATTTCTTTGAAAAACGGGTAACTGAATATTCAAAAGTTAATAACACATCTAACTTTAAAATTGATGTTAATATTGACTTTTAATTATAAAATTCGGTTTCTATATCTATTATTTCTTCTGATATTTCTGTATCAGCATCACTGTCATAATGGTCTTCAATTGCTTCTTCTGCGAGAGTAATAAATTTTTCTTCCATAAAAACACTTTTTGCTTCTCTTATGATATGCTCTTCTTTTATATTTTTCAATTTTACTCTTGAATATTTTTCTATCAGAAATTTATTGTATTCAATAGTATTATTTTCAACAAAAATTTGTACATATTTATGATACATAAATGACATATCAAGTTGTGTAACAGTATTGTGTAAGAAATAATCAACATAACCATCTATAAACTTTGTTTCATTGAAAATGAACATTCTTTGTTAATTGATTAATTTACTTAAAAATCATTTTTTTATTTTTTATCATTTAATAATAAAAAAAATTATTCTGTATCAGCATCACTTTCATATTGATTAACTAATGCTTCTTCTGCTTGATTATAGAATCTGTCAGATAATATTTCAGCTACTCTATCTTCAATATTAGAATTTACATCAACATTTGTAGGATTATCATATTTATTAATAATATATTCATTTATTTCTTGACTATTTGATGATACAACCTCTTCAATATAATCATCATACAGCATGCTTGTTTCATCATAAGCATAATTGCTATTATTAAGATAATACTTAACAAAGTTTTCAATAAATGCCGTTTCATTAAACATTATGATTTATATAATTGTTTAATAAAAATAAAAATCATTTTTTTTATAAAAAGAACAAAAACAATTTCTTGTCTTTGCCCTTTTTTTCCTTTTCAACCAACGAAACACAATTGATCACAATTCAAAGACAACTAAATTAGTTGTCTCATCTTCCTTCTCAACATCTGTATCGGCATCGCTATCATATTTATCCATAAGCGCAGACTGAGCATCATCATAGAACTTTGTAAATAAGATATCAGATACTTTTTCGATAAGTTTTGAAGTACGCCTGATTCTTCGCGACTCACCATAAAACCGCATGATCTGTTCGTTGTTTGCACGAGTATTATTGCTTACGACAGTTCTAACATAATCATCAAATACAACTGACATTCCAAAAGCGGTAATTTCAGCAGCTTCAATATAATATTCAACAAAACCGTTGATAAATTCGGCTTTATTGAACATGATCAACTCAATAAAAACTTATAATAATAAAATTCAGTTTTTTTATAATTTGATAAAAAATACTACATTTTTTTACTTTCAAAAAAATAACAATTATTTAAAGAATATATTATATTAATATATATGGTAAATATTATTAAAAGAAATGGAACCATCGAACAAGTCAAATTTGATAAGATTACAAATAGATTAAAGAAATTATCAGAAGACTTAAATATAGATGTCTCAATTGTAGCACAAAAAACCATTTCTAATATTTGCGATAATATTACTACCAAAGAGTTAGACTTATATTCTGCGAATGTTTGTGCTAATTTTGGAGATTATGAACATAATCTTCTTGGTGGTAGAATTTTGGCAAGTAATTTACAAAAAAACATCAAAATTGTTCATAAAATTAATTCATTTTCAGATTACATCAATAGATTAAGCAAAATGAATGAGGATTATTTAGAGTTTATTAATTCAAATAAAGATGCCATCAATTCTTTTATTGAAGAAGAGAGAGATTTTATCATTGATTATTTTGGATTTAAAACATTAGAACGTTCCTATCTTCAAAAAGTAGAGGAAGATATCATTGAAACCCCTCAATATCTTTGGATGAGAGTAGCAACTTTCATTCATCATAGAGAAAAGGACTTAAATTTAATCAAAGAAACTTATGATTTAATTTCATTAAAATATTTTATTCATGCTACACCAACCTTATATAATTCAGGTTTTAAGATGTCTCAGTTAAGTAGTTGTTTTTTACTTGGAACAAACGATTCATTAACTCTTGGCGAGGATGGAAATTTTGGAGGAATCTTTAAAACCTTAACTGATTGTGCTACAATTAGTAAATGGGCTGGTGGGATTGGTGTTCATGTTTCTAATATTCGTGGTAAAAATTCTCTAATCAAATCAACATCGGGAAGAAGTTCAAGTATTGTCCCAATGTTGAAATTATATAATGATGTTGGTTTGTATGTAAATCAAGGAGGAAAAAGAAATGGTTCTATTGCTGTTTACTTAGAACCTTGGCACACTGATATCATTGAATTTCTTGAATTGAAATTAAATACTGGTCCAGAAGAACTAAGAACTCGTGATTTATTCTTGGCTTTATGGATTCCTGATTTATTTATGAAGTATGTTGAAAATGATCTAGAATGGTATTTAATGAGTCCTGATGAATCACCTGGATTGACTGATGTTTATGGTGAAGAGTTTGAAGCTCTTTATAATAAATATGTAGAAGAAGGTAAATATAGAGCTAAGATTAGTGCTGTTAAAATCTGGCAAAAGATCATTACATCTTTAATTGAAACTGGCAATCCTTATATTTGCTATAAAGATAATGTAAATAGAAAAAGTAATCAGAAGAATATTGGAGTTATTAAGTCCAGTAATTTATGTGCTGAGATTATGGAAGTTTCTAATGATAAATATTATGCTGTTTGTAATTTAGCAAGTATTGCTGTAAATAACTTCTTGGATGAAAATAATAATTATGATTATAAAAATCTTCAAAAGATTGTTAAGATTATTACAATCAATTTAAATAAAATTATTGATTTAAATTATTATCCAACAGTAGAAGCTGAAAGAAGTAATAAAGAAAATCGTCCAATTGGCATCGGCATTCAAGGTTTTGCTGATCTCTTATATAGATTGAAGATTCCTTATGAAAGTGAAGAGGCTATTAATTTAAATAAGAAGATTATGGAAAATATTTATTATGCTGCGATTGAAGCTTCAATTGAACTAGCTGAGAAATATGGACCTTATAAAAACTTTGAAGGATCACCAATTAGTCAAGGAATATTTCAATTTGATATGTGGAATGTTTCACCAGAACTTGATTGGAGTCTATTGAAACAAATGGTAATGAAGTATGGTATTCGCAACAGTCTTCTGATTGCTCTAATGCCAACTGCTTCAACTTCACAAATTCTTAATAATAATGAAAGTTTTGAACCAATGACATCTAATATTTATAGTAGAAAGACATTAGCAGGAACATTTACTTTAATTAATAAATACTTGATTAAAGATCTTCAAGAATTAAATTTATGGAATGCTGAAATGAAAAATGAGATTATTAATAATCGTGGTTCTATTCAAGCAATTTCAAAAATTCCAAGTAATCTTAAAGAGGTCTATAAGACTATTTGGGAAATAAAACAAAAAGCAATTATTGATCATGCTGTCGCACGTTCTCCTTTCGTAGATCAAAGTCAAAGTATGAATTTATATATGGCAACTCCAACATATGCGAAATTATCAGGGGCTCTTTTCTATGGTTGGAAGAATGGACTAAAAACAGGTTGTTATTATCTTAGAAGCTTACCAGCAGCACAAGCACAACAATTTTCACAAGTCTGTTCAAGAACAAATAAAGATTGTGCTGCTTGTAGTTCTTAATTAACATAAAACTTCTTCATTTCATGCGTATCATAAAAGCATGCTGTAATTAAATCTTGTGTCATTAGTTCTTTTTTATTCCTGAGAAACAATTCAATATTTTTAGAATCAGTATATAAACAAGGTGGAATGAAAAACGGAAATATAACAATTCCAGATGTTAATGTGTATAGAATTTTATCAGTATACAATAACTGTTTATTATTTTTATCTTTTCTATCATAGTTATATAGAATTCCTCGCATCAATCCATAAGCCTGAGATGATAAGGCAAATTTAGTCCATATTTGTGTCATTTGTTTTTATATAAAAGTTATTTATGAATAATCTTAAATCATTTTTTATTTAACTCATGTCTGATATTATAAATTTATCAAATAAGCTTATTTTAGATATTTTATTTTTTTTGTAATATCTTTTTCTTTAAAACCTTCTTTTTTCTTCTACCTCCATAGGCTATTTTATTAATAGTTACTACATCTCCTTTTTCTCTATCATGATGCTTTTTAATTTGTATATTATCTATATTAAAATGTGTATCTTGTATAAGATGTAAAAAATAATCACTTAATACTTGTGGAATAAAAAATTCATCACCTACTCTATGATAATTTTCATCAACTTTATAAGAGCCGTCTTTTTTAATAATATTTTTATCTACTTTATAAGAGGGGTCTTCAATAACAATTTCATCTATATTTTTTTTTAAATGACTGTTTGTTAAATATACGCATTTATCTTCACAATCTTCTCTTCTTGATGTATATTCTGTTCTTGTATCATGTTTCAAACAATAACGTTTAAAAGCATTTGTTACATGTTCTGTGTCGCATGTTTTAAATCTTTCTAATTTAAAAAAAACAAAATCTTTGTTATTTCCGTTAAGAAATTTATACCATTTAATATTTTGAGCATGTCTATAATCTATAATAAGCTTATTATTCGTATCTCGTAAATGAGAACATGATATTGGAACTCCTTCTTGTCCTTCAATTTTACTATGAATATGTGTTTCAGTTACACCATTAGAAATATAAGTAATTCTATTTATTTCTTTTTCAAACCCGACTGGTTTCAAAGAAGTATGAGAAGCAAACACGCCTTCTAATCCTGTACTTGATGATACTATTAAAACATCAAGTAATTTTTCCAAATTATCTTCAATAACAAAAGAACCTGTTGTAAAACACATTTCAATAGCATTTAAATATTTATATATCAAATTTATATAATTTGTTAAAGTGTTTACAGCTTCATTTTTATGCATTTCATATTTTTCGTGTTGCTCTTTTGGTATTTTTTTGTGAATACCATGTGGTGCATGAATCATTTGTAAAACTAAATCCATTCTTTATATCTTTCTAATAAATGACAAATAAATTTTATTTATAAAAAGAAGAGTTAATATGAATTTAAAGAAGTTTAAATTAAATTCTTACAATCTTATCATAAATGATTATTATAATAATCACGACCTTTATATGTTTTTTTTATACCCGCTAATTTTTAAATTAAAGAAACAAGACATCAAAAATTATAATTATTCCATTTTTCTTAAATTAAAAAAGAAACAATCTATTTCATTTAACGAATATAATGTGATGAAAAAATATACCAACAAAAACTTAGATAAGGACATTCGTTCAACTATAAAATGTATTTTTTGGTCTGATTACATAGATAAAAATAATATTTATGCTATTTATTATTTAAAGAAACATTTATCAACTAAAAAACAAACATCAATGAATTTAATAAACTTATTGTATCGTTTATTAACAAATGCGCCAACAAAAATAAGTGGTGGTATGTTTGATAATACTAGAAAATATTTAGGTAATATTAAAGAACTTGCTAAAAATGTTGTAAGTAAGGCTAAAAAAATTTTAAATAATAATCATGATTCTCCTCCTCCACAATCACAAGATGTATATTATATTCATCAACCTGAAATAAAACCTAAACAATCAACAAAACAAGTAAGTGAGTCTCAACCTGAACCTGAAATAAAACCTTTATTTGAAGAAAAAAGTTATAATTTTAAAATAGGTGATTTATTTAAAAAATATAATCCAAAAATAACAGAATACATATTAGCAAAAGATGTTAATAAATATCAAGATATAGATAAAATAATAAAATATAAAAACGAATTTTTGAAACTTTATAAGAATATTAATGTAACTTTTAAAGAATTAGATATTGATAAAAATATTGAATCAATTGAATTTGATACTAATAAATTAACACAATATTATTTAATAGTAAATGATAAATACAGACGTCAATATTTTTATAATTTAGGAAATGATTATAATAATAAAAAATTTAAATTAAATAAATATTATATTATAAATTTATATTATGAAACTTTTAAATTACAGACTGATTCATTAAAAATATATAACTTTATAAATTTTGTTGATTTTTATGCTTTTGATATATATTTAATGTTAAATTTATATTTTGTTAGTTATAATACAGACGTCAATACTTATAATAATAGAGGTTTTTCAAAGATGCATATTTTTGAACAACATATACGATATTTATCCAGTTCTTTAATAAATAACTATCATATTTTTGAAAAAAATGATATGATACTTAATCAGATTAAAAATATTTATAAATTATTTGTTTTTAATATTTTACAAATAAGTTGTTTTAATTATAAAGATACTAATATTTATTATATAAATAATGACATAAAATCATTAGAGGATAGAGGTTATTTTCAATATTTAAAAAATATTTTTGAAGATTTTAAAGATGTTTTTATTACGTATCAAACAGATTTTAAACAATATATAAAACCTAACAATAAATATAATCGTAAACTTCATGAGCTTTTTCATATCGATATATCAGATGATTTAAATAATTATATTAGTTCTGTTAATTATGATGGAAATGATGAAAAATTTAATATTAATTGTATATTTTATATTTATTTATTAAATTATTATGTTTTATTAAGATTTTTACCAGATTTATATAATTGTTTTTTACGTAATCAATTAATAAATGACAATGATATTATATATGGTTTTTTGGATTATATGATTGAACTAATTAACTTTATTTATATAAAAATAAATGAAACCAATAAAAAAATACTTATTGATTCAATCAAAATATTAAAAGATAAATTAAATATTTTTAAAGATGAAATAAAAAAAGATGAATTTATAAATTATTCATTTCAAGATATTAATGTTAGCATTGATATGATTATTGGAAGAAATAAATTTAAACAAAATGATAAACAAAAACAAAAAAATGATAAACAAAAAGAAGAAGAAGAAAAAAATAATTTTTATCAAACAAGATTATTAATAGATTTAAATGAAAATAAAGAAAGAAAAGAACAATTTGCTGATTTAAGTATAAATGAATTAAATCATTTATTATTTTATTTAAGCTGCTATTTATTCTTTATAGTAAAAAAAATAAATATTGATAATCAAGAAAATAATGATATTTTAAAAAATATTGAATTGTTAATTTCATTTATTAATGAAATTAACATTAATGAAGAATATGAAAAAATAAAAGATGATAAAGGATATGAAAATTTAAAAATATATTATAATGATATTGAAAAATTAGATATTAACACATTAGAATTCTATAAAGAATATTATATTGAATCAATAAATACTATATATAAATACAGACAATCACATAATGATAATAAAATATTAAAAATTCAAATTCAATATAAAGATTTTTTAAATAAAATTGAGCAAAATAAACCACAACCAAAATCACAATATAGTATCTTTTTAGATATATTAGGTGAATTAAATGAAATTATGCCAATCGCATATAGTATAGGTTCTAGTGAACCACATATAACTGATTATAATGAAAAAACAAAAAATTGGACAAAAGAACATAGAGATGATCTTCTTCGTAATTTTGATAAAGATAAACTTAAAATTTTATTTAATTATAAAGATTCAAGTTTATCTCCACCAGATAAAAGTAGATTAAATTTTTTTAAAAAATATTATCAAGAAGGTTATGATAGCTTTAAAGGGTTAAATATGGATATATCTGATTTGATTATAAAAGAAGGCGGATCATCAAAAATTGTTAATGTTAAATTACAATTATTATTAAATTACATTATTTCTCATATTTCTTCAAAAAAATAAATTTTATTTATAAAAAGAAGAGTTAATATGAATTTAAAGAAGTTTAAATTAAATTCTTATAACAAGATTATTAATGATTATTCTAATAATCACCATCTTTATATGTTCTTTTTATATCCATTAATTCTTAAATTAAAAACAAAAGATTTTAAGGATTATAAATATTCCATTTTCCTTAAATTAAAAAAGAAACAACCTCTTTCATTCAATGAATATAATGTCATCAAGAAATATACCAAGAAGAACTTAGATAAGGATATTCGTTCAACTATAAAATGTATTTTTTGGTCTGATTACATAGACAAGAATAATATTTATGCTATTTATTATTTAAAAAAGCATTTATCAACAAAAAAACAAACACCAATAAATTTAATAAACTTATTGTATCGTTTATTAACAAACGCGCCAACAAAAATAAGTGGTGGTATGTTTAATATTAGTCAAACCGTATCAAGTTTAGGACAAAAAGCATATAATAAAGCATCAGATTTAACAGAATCAGCATATAATAAAGCATCAAGTTTAGGACAAAAAGCATATAATAAAGCTTCAAGTTTAGGACAAAAAGCATATAATAAAGCATCAGATTTAACAGAATCAGCATATAATAAAGCTTCAAGTTTAGCAGAATCAGCAAAAAAAGTGATAATAATTAATACTAAATCAAATAAAAATAGTGAAGAGAAAGATGAAAGAGATGATTTTTTCACAATTATACAAAAATTTTATAACAAATCATCAAATATTGCTATTTATAACAGTATTAGTTTCAATAGAAATCAAATTGAGATCGTAAAAAACGTTATAAAAATTAAAGATACTATTATAATATCTGATAGCGCATTACTATATTATAACGTAATTAAATTAAATATTTATTATAAAAATATGAATTATTATTATCTGAATAGTAGTTTTGATTTTGATATAAAAAAAATAAATTCTAGAGAAGAGTATGTATATTTTAAATGTTTTATTGAAGATATGGCAAAAATCAATGAAATGTCATGTTATATAAATTTTTTTAAAAATACTGTTGAAGATGAGAATATGTATGAAATTTTTAGTATTTTAAAAGAATATTTAATATTATATTTAAAACAATATTATAATTATTTAGATACAAGTGATGAAAGTTATTGTAAATTTATAGTAAATTTTCATAAATATTTTATGTATATTTATATGAATAATGTTTATAATATTTATAAGTTTTTTTATATTGAATATTTTTATAAAAATAATACAGAAAGTGAAAAAGATATAACTGATGATAATAATTATAATAGTGTTAAGACAATATCAGAATTAAGACAATTATGTAAATCTATTTTAAAAAGTGTTTTAAAATATGATTTACAAGAAGATTTAAATTATCTTCTTGAATTAAAAGAAGATAATTTAGAAGATATAAAAGATAAATCTAACTTAATTAGAGAAATATTATCAAAAGCTTATTTTAAGGAAAATTTAGATATTATAAACAATTTAATAAATAATATTTATAAACAAGAATCAACATCTGAGTACAGCATAAATAAATATTATTATATTATATTTTTAATTAATACAAGATTAATTGAAATTTCAAAAAATAATAAATTAACCAGCTTTATAAATGAATATAATAAAAATATATTAAAAAATTTAATAAGTGATGACGATAATATGACAAATGAAATAAAAACGACGATGAATATTGAAATAAAGAATAAAGATAATGTATTATCTTTTGTAACAGAAAATATTAAAAATGAAATAAAGAAATATGAAGAAAAAATAAAAAAAATTAAATTAATAATAAAGAATATTGAATCAATTAATTCAATTAAAACTAATTCAATAATATTTGGCGGTAGTATGTATTATGATAATGAATGGTATAATGATCCTAAAAATATTGAAAGAAATCGCAAAGAAAGAGAAGAAAAGGAAAAAGAAGAAACAATTAAAAAAATATATAATAAAGGTCTTAATGAAACATATTTAGTAGATTTATTACAAATAGATATAAATAATATGAATGATATTTTGAAAAAATTAAAATCAATTTTAATGTATAAAAATCCAAATTATATTGATAAGAGTTTAGGAGATTCATTTAATTTTAAAAAATTACTTGACTCAAAAAAAACTATATTAATTGAAGCAATTGATATAATAAATACTTTTATATCATCTGATATAATAAAAGATAAAAATGAAAAAAATTTTTTAACACGCGAAGATGTAATGCGTATAGAAAACATAGAAGCTATATTAATAAATAAACAATTTAATATAAATGAAATTATAAATAAATATAAAACTAAAGTTACAGTTAGTTTTAAATCAAAATCACCAGATGAATTTAAAGAATCTGATGAATTATTAAAAATAAGTAAATTATATTATAAATCATTAATAGTTTTTTTAGATAAAATAAATAGTGTTTATGAACATTTTTATAATTTATTATCATTGGAATTACAAAATCGTTGTAGTAATCAACCGACAAATTATGATGGTATCTCAAATGAATGTGGTTATAATATAATAAAAAGTAGAACAGAAATAGTGCTATTAATTGATAATAATAAATTAAAAATTGATAGCATAAGAAAAGAACAACAAATTACAGATAAAATAGATAAAATTAAATCAGAAATGACTGTTTTTATATCACAAAACATAAAAATTAGTGGTGGTGGAAAAGTTCAAAATACCAAACTTAAATTGTTAATACAACATATTACAACGCATTTATCTTAAAAAAATGACCAAAAACCTCTTGGTCATTTTTATTTCCTTTTTAGAACAGGGACTGTGTCTCGAAATACTCCTTGATTGTCTTTATTTTTAAATTCTTAACGATGGTTGAAATATCATCATTAGAATTCAAGAACTCAAACATTACCGAGTTAGCCCAGTGCGTGTAGTAAACCATCTCCTTCGTCTTTACAAACCATATGTAATCGGTAAGAAAACGACAGTGAAATTCGCGCATCTCTCTGTAAAAATCAAGATTGATATCATAAATCTTTCCTGACATTGTCGCTTTTGCGTGATATTTTTACTATAAAAGTAAATCATTTTTATTTTTTTTTTCTATTTTTTTATACAAATTAATTATAGATAAAGAATAAATGAATTTAAAGAAATTCAAATTAGATTGTTATAACAAGATTATAAATGATTATAAGAATAATCAAGACATTTATATGTTCTTTTTATATCCGTTAGTTCTTAAATTAAAGACAAAAGACTTCAAGAACTACAACTATTCTATTTTCCTTAAATTAAAAAAGAAACAACCAGTGCCATTTAAAGAATATAATGTCATTAAGAAATACACTAAGAAAAATTTAGATAAAGACATACAAACTATAATAAAATGTATTTTTTGGTCTGATTACATAGATAAGAATAATATTTATGCTATTTATTACGTAAAAAAACACTTATCAACCAAAAAACAATCAGCAATAAATTTAATAAACTTACTATATCGTTTATTAACAAATGAACCTACAACTATAACTGGTGGCAAAACTAAGTTTAGTTTTAGTGGTGTTAAAAATTTTTTAAGTAATTCAAAAAAAGCTATAACAAAAGGTATAACAAAAGGTGTTAATATTGCTGTTAATTCCGCTGAATCAACTTATATATTTGCTAAAAATTTATTATATAAATCAACATTTATATTATTTGATAGATTATTTATAAATGATTTCAATTATAAAAATTTAAAAGCATTAGATGATGATATTTTTATAACTGGAAGCTTTTCAAAATATAATTTTCAAAAAATTTTTAAAACTGAAAAAGAATTGTTGCTTATTAAAAAAATATTTAATATGGGAAATAATGCTACTTCAAACGATGAATATATAAAATCAATGTTAAAAGAAATAATATTCTTTTTAACAAGTGTTAAAAAAACAAGATCAATTAAAACATTTTTTAAAAAAGTAGAAGTTGTTGATAATGAAAATATATATAAATCAATTATAAGTGACATTGAATTTTTTAATACCACTTTTAGTAGCAAAAGAAGAGAGATAGATAATAAATTATCAAAAAATGAAATTGATAGTATTACATTAAAACAACGATCGCATACAAGTGATATTGCTGATAATGTATTAAATATTGGAAATAATGAACAAATAGTATCTGTTAATAATGTTGTAGAATTATGCAGAATAATAAATTATTATTTAGATTTAAATGATGGCAAAGATTATACAGAAGAAATTATAAAACAAACCACTAAATATTTAAGAAGAAATACTTATACTACATGGTTTAATTTTTTCAAAAATACTAGTAATAGCAAACTTGATCATTTCTCAGGAACTATTGGACAAATTTTTAGTAGTATATTTTTACCAACACAAGCATTCTTATTTGCTCCAATTGATAAATATGCTACAATGCATGTTTATTATAACATTTTTCTATTATACGAAATGATATCATTTATAAAAACAATATTATTAAATAAATATGGCAATATAGGCGAATCAACAATTGAATATATTAACAAAACATTTGAATATATTCAGTTTTCATATATTTTTTATTTAATAAATTATTATGTTGTAACATCAAGAAAAAGAATATCATTTGAGTTTTATTTTCCATATACCAGAAAATCATATTTGAATGGTTTAAAAAAATGTGTTTTTGTTCCAATATCATTTTTATTAGAAACACTTAAAAACAAACAACAAGAACATAATGATAAAAACATTACTAAAAAATATGATCATATATCTAAAAATATAGAATTAATGAATAAAGTTTATTTTGATAAAATTACTAAATATTCTTATTTAATTGATAATAAAGAATATAAGTTAGAATATAGAACACAAAATAACTCTTATAATATAAGCAATAATACTTCATTATTATTTAGATTTTTATTAATATTTAGCTCAAATTCTGATGTCACTAATTATAATGGTGTACATAATAATATTGTAAATTTTTTTATTAATTATTATAAAAAATATTTATTATATTGTACTTTACAAATATCACAAGAGTATAATGTATCATATCAAGATATTTTTAATGAATGTTTAATCAAAGAAGCTTCAACTATTTTATCAATAAATTATAAAGATGATTTATTAGGAATAGACCCAAAATTTATTACTACACAAGATACTTATAATAATTATATTGAAAATATTAAATTCAATATACAAAAATATTATTTTAACACATGTTTAGATTCTATTCTTCATTTTTTAAAAAATCCAAACGAATCCATTGAACAAAACTTTTATATTAAAAAAATATTTATATTTATTTTTAATCGCAAAAATACAAAGAAAAAAGATATTATACCTTTTATAGAAAAATTAACAAGTCTACTAGTAATCAAAGGTAAAAATACATACGTACAAAGAATTTCAGATTTTATGAAAAGTCGTGAAACATTTAAAAATATAAAAAGTAGTAATAATAAATATTATAATCAATATTGTGACGAAGAACATAATAAATTAAAAACATTTTTTTTAAAATTTATAATATCTTTAAATGTGTATATAATTGCTAAAAATTATAATATATATGATACTTTAAATTTTTTATATCAAAAATTTATGTTTAATATTAATGGTGTAGTAATTAATAGAGATAATTCAAATTTATATGATTTAAAGTATGGTTATTTAAATAATGATGATAAATTCATTTTAAATATACCTTATAATTATGATGATTTTTTAAACAATAAAGAATATGGTATTGAAAACTTTTTTCATATTGTTTATGAAATAATTTGCGAAATATTAAAAAATAAAGGTAATGAATATATAAAAAGTATTGAAACCAATGAAATATCAAATCATTTATATTATTTTATGATAAAATATAAAGATTATTATGAATTATTAAAAAATACATCAACACCTGCATTTATAGAAAAATTTAAAGAAGATTCAAAAAAAAGATATAATAATATTAAAGATATCATCAAATATAATATTGATTATATAAGTGAAAATAACATAAAAAATACGGAAATAAATAAATTAATATTTTTATATTCTTTATCGTATATAAATAGTAAACATTCAAATATTAATTATGAAAGAAAATTAAGAATTATTTATACTAATTGTAATTTATATGAAAATTTTTGGTTAAATTTAAATGCGCGATTAAGTTTAAATATTAATAGTGATATTGTATATAATTTAAATAAATCAGGCACACATCATTTTGATATTCTTAAATGTTATATAGTAACTTATATATTAAATATAATTTTGTTTTATGGTAAAATTATTGAAAATCACGCGTTTAATTTTCAAAAAATAAATAATGAAAATGAAAAAATAAATGATTTATTTAAATCTTTTTTTAATACATTAAAAAGTATAGATGATAATAAAGATGAAATTGTGATAAATCAAATAAGATACGAAAATGAAGAAGGTCATAAAAGAGATATCCCTACATTAGGATTAAATGGTTTATTTATAATTACTAGTGATAAAGAAATTAGTTATGATAAATCAAAAGCAACAGAACTTGATTTATTTAAAATAAACAAAATAGAGAGTTTTTTAAAAATAAATAAAGAAGGAAATAACGTAAATATAAGTAATCGTTTATTCTTTACATTTAGTGATAATAGTAAAAAAATATACGACGACTTTAATATTGAAAATTTTAATATAACAGATTTTATGGATATAAATAATACAGGTTATAAAGATGATTTATCATATATATTTGATATATCAGATGATAAAGTAAAAACAGCGCTTTTAATTAAAAAATTAAAAGTAAATAATGAAAAAATAAACTTTAATGAAAATGAAAATAAAAAAATTATAGATGACATAAAAGCGTTATTAAATAGAATGATAATTAAAATAAATAATTATGAAAAAGATAAAACAGACGATGAAGATGTTAAAACAGATGAAAAACAATTTTATTTAAATATTGAAACAGAAAATAAAGCATTAAATATTAAAGAAATAATAAAAGTAATAGAACTTTTTCAAAATGAATTAAACACACAAAATATAATAGAATTAAATAAATTAAATTTATTATCAACATATACGGTAAATTATTTGGATAAAAGAATGGGAATAATATTAAAAGATATATTTACAAAGAATAAGAATCATTTTCATTTCATTTCTTTAATAAATCATATATTATATGTGAAATATAGACTAGAATTAGAAGAAAAATCAAAAGATGATATTTTAGAGTTAACTAACGAAATAAAAAATAAAAAAATAATTGATTTGATGGCGATAAATCAATTAAAAATGGATGAAAAAAGTGAAAAAGAGAATCAACCAACAATTGATCCCGAAGGTAAAAAAAATGAACTAATAGTAACACTTACCAATGACTCTGATATACCAAAAGATATAGAAGTAGTATTAAAAAAAGAAGAAGAAAAAATAGATTCAACAGGTATTGAAAATATTGGAGATATTGAAGATACCCTTCCTACTAGTGATAAACAAGTTGAAAATACCATTCCTACTAGTGATAAACAAGTTGAAAATACTAGCGTTGGTAAACCAGCAACAACAAAATATAATCAAGAAATGAAAAGACTTGAAGAAGAAAGAGAAAAAGAAAAACAAAAAAAAGAAGAACTAGAAAAAATAATACAAGACTTGATTTATAGAACATCAAATGATATTCAACAAAAAATAAATGAAAATCGTAAAAATAAAAAACCTATTGATGTCAATAAATTATTACAAGCTAAAATGGAAGAAATACAATCAGACGATTCTACTACAATATCTGTTAAAGAAAAAGCACGAATTTATGATGCTGTAGCAGAAATATTAAAAAATAATGGAGAAATAAGAGGAGGGTCGTCAAAAGTAAAAAATAATAAATTAAAATTATTAATTAAGTATATTTTGTCTCACCTTGTTTCCTCAAAGAAATAGTATAATCTTTAAATACATCTATATTTAATGTTTCTCTTTTAGTATAAAGACTTGGGTAAATTTCTCGTATTTTATTTACAATTTGATCTCTTGTATCTTTTTTAGATACTTTAATATTACACATCTCAGCCATTTTTTTATAAAATGTTCTTGAACTAATTTTAAATTCATCACCGCCAGTATAATAATTTTCGTTAGGAATACAATAAAATGGGATTTTTGTCATATCAGGTGGTTCAGTTGTATAAAGTTCATTGTCTGGTAAAAATATTGAATATCTTCTTGAAAATTTCTTTTTAGGAGTTATTTCATATGGAATATCACCATAAACTTGAATATATAAACATAAATGTTTTAGTGACACTGGATCATGAAAAACTACTTCATTACCTACATATGATTTATCAGATAACGCCATTTCATTTATTTTTTTTAAAGCATCATCTAATTGCCAACTAAAATAAGTATTTTCTTGATTTATAAAACCATTATAATCATTTAAATTTATATGATAATTATGTTGTAATAAAAGTTTTTTAGAAAATATCAAAAAATCAGACTGATAATATAAAGATTCTTTAAATTTATTTTGTTTTGTAATTAATGTAAAATAAATACCCGGAAACTGATCATCCGCATTAGTTATAGATGAAGGACGCAATTCAACATATGGTTTAGTATTATCATATTTTGGAACAGAATGAACTAAATATAATACATCATCCATTTATTTATATGTTTCTATTAACATGTCTTTATAATTATTTGATTCAAAGATATACCATTTCTTCTCATCTTTATCCCATTTGGCACCCTTGTCTTTAACTTTATTTTTATCTTCAAATTTAACATTCAAATAAATTTTTTCGCCATTTTCTTTTTGAACTGCTTTCGTTCTTGCCAATAACTCTTCCTTATATTCATTATCGCTATAAATAAACCACTTTCTCTTATCAACATCCCATTTTGCCCCTTTTTCTTTAACAATATCTTTATCTTGAAATGGAACTTCCAAGTAAATCTTATCTTTTTTTTGTTTCTTTTCAACATTAGAAATGGAACTATTTGCTAATAAATCAGCATTTTCATTACCAATTGAATGTCTATCTTTAAGACCAGTATGAGCATCAACATGTTGATATTGAATATTATATTTATTTGTTAATCTGTAAATTTCTTTCACAAGTTCAACATTAGGAGGTGTTTCTTTTTTAGTAGTAGTTAGCCAACCATTGGCTTCTAATTTCTTACCATAATTTGTAGCACATTTAATAGCATATTCAGAATCTGTAACAATTATCTTATTTTTAATTGGTTCTTTTTTGATTATATTAATAGCATCAATGATGGCTGTAAGTTCAGCAATATTATTTGTCAAATTTTCACCAATTAACTCTCTTGATACATTTCTTTCATCCTTCTTTGAAAAAAAGATTCCAATGCCTGCTTTGGCATTTTTAGAACCATTATTAATACAAGAACCATCTGTATAAACATATAAAGTATTCTTGTATTCATCAATGAATTCTGCTGCTTCTTTTTCAGTTTCAAATTTCTTATAAACAGGCTCTTCAAACTCTTCAATATTTCTTTTACATTCATTCCAAGAAGAATAAACACCTACTTTTATCCCCTTAGCAACAGCATAAAACATTATTAATAAACAAATATAATTAATAATGATTAAATCATTTTTTTATATAATTTGTTCAATAGGTTTATATTTCTTAAATTTCTCATTATAGACACATTTGAATTTCAATGTGATTGTTGTACTTTTATCTTTAAAAATATTTCGTATTTTAATGCTTTCTTGAAGAGTTCCAACAAATGCTATTCCTATCTTATTTGAAGTAAGAATATTATGATTATCGTAAATATTATAAATATCTGGATCATCTGTTTTGGATATCCAAAGTTCTTTATAATCAACATTGCTTTTAGGTTCCAATGGTACTATATTTGAAGTTGAAATAATACTTTGTTGTGAAATAACAGGCGTTGCTGGAAGTAATGACGAAGGTTGACTCTCTTCTTTTTTATTCAACTCTTTAAATTCAGTAATGTCTTTAACCTTCTTTTGAACTGCCACAATAATATCTTCATTAAAATTAAACAATTTAGGTTTATGTTTAATATAATAAGAAGAAAAATAAATACCACGACATGTATAATTCAAATCTTTTGAAATTGTCAATAATTCATTCAAAGATTTTTTAGATAAATAATAATAATTTTTTACTTTATATGAACATACATCGCAAATCTCATCAGGTGTATATTTAGTTTCTAAGATGTTATAAACAATTTTTAAACGTTCTGGTAAAATTACATTATCCATCTTATTTCCTTCATAAGCAATAATATCATTAATAATAAATACCCATTTATTTTCAGTTGTTTTAATCATTTCACCATCAAGTAAAGTATTTTTGAATAATGATTTATCAAATAGACCTCTTCCAAGAATGATACGAGGTTTTTCATAGCCTGTATGAATTTTCATATCAATAAAATAAATAATTGGAACGTCATTATAAGTTGTGAAATAAATGTAGTATTTATTACCATTTGTTCTTAAAGAAATGAGATGAGGAGCTTTTGTAAGATGTTTAATATTATTATCATCAATTACGTAATAATGCTTTTGAATAATACGAACATTATATAAGTTCAACAATTCGTTTAATATCAAATCTTTGGTAAAATTACATTTTATGTTCCATGCTACTCGGTCACCAAATGATATAATACCAGTTTGCATTTTTTCAAATCTTTTTTATATATATTATTTCATTTTTTATTTATATAGTCATAAATAATATTTGTAATATAAATATTCTTATTTTTTCCTAACATACTATCAAAAAATAGATAATATTCATTCATAATATCTAATTTATTTATGATTGTAAAAAATATAAATGTAGTTCCTAAAATAAATCCAAAAATTATATCATTAAAATTAACAGGATTATTATAAATTAGTATTGCTGGCACAATTTTTGCTCCAAAATTAATTAATATATATTTATTGATTACTTCACTTGAAGCATTGTTTATAGTAAAATAAAATACACCATATGAAGTACCAACAATAAATGCTAAAATTAAAAATGGAAATGGATTAAATTGTATAAATTTTATGTAATAAACTAAAAACCAAACAAATATCCATCCTGAAAACATAGACAATTCAAGCAGCATTTATTTATATTAATAAAAATATTTTTTAATCTTTTTTCCAAACTTCAAAAAAATTGTTGGAACAAACACCCCATCCTCCTGCTTCGCGATAATCATTATAAAAACCTTTTTTAATCATCTCATTATCAATATATTTTTTATGGTCAATATCATTATAATCATTTTCCATAATAATCAATTTAATGTCATTTAAAATTTCTGGCATATCCATTAATATATAATAAAATGCTCCTTCACAATCCAAAACCAAAGTATCAAATTTAATATTATATTTTTCTAATAATTCATCATAACTAATTGTATTAACCTCCTTATATCCTTCTTCAAGTACTTCACTGGGCTTTGTGTCCCATCCTTTTTGTATCAATTTACGTTTAGATAAAGCGCTATTTTCAACGGCAAATGAAAAATTGTTCAAATCTCTATTTTCAATCAATTGTTTTGAAATTTCTGTATCACATTCTAAGGAAACAAAATTATTATTATTAACAATACTGGCAATTATTAATGAATTTCTGCCAATATTACCACCAATTTCTAAGACTTTTTCATGACCTTTTAAATATTTAACAGACATTAATTGTTCAGGTAATTCTTCATTAAAAGAACCATATTTTATATTTAGTTTAGTATGTATTTTTTTAAGTTTAGTATTATAGTCAACGTCGTATTTAATGATTTTTAAAGTATTTTGAAGTTCTTCTATCCTTTGTAAATTCTCTAAATATTTCTTGTAATAAAACATAATAATAATAAGTAATAATATAATTATTCCTAAAATAATATAATTCATATTATTTAAATATAATTTAATATAAATATATATGACGACGAATATTAACGAATATGAATATTTAAAATTATTAAATATTGTTAAGAACGAAGGTATTTGTAAGAAAACTAGAAACGGTAATACATATTCTTATTTTGGCTATTTATTAAAATTTGATATTCATAATTCATTTCCTTTATTAACAACAAAAAAAGTTTTTTTTAAAGGAGTTGTTGAAGAATTACTGTGGTTTTTAAGAGGTTCTGTGAATTCAAAAGAACTTGAAGAAAAAGGAGTAAATATTTGGAAAGGTAATTCAAGTCGTGAATATTTAGATGCTAATGGTTTTAATCACTATGAAGAAGGTTATTTAGGTCCAATTTATGGTTTTCAATGGCGTAATTTTAATGGAAAAGTTGATCAACTAAAATATTTATTGGAAGAAATGAATAAAGAAAATAGCAGAAGAATTATTTTAAATGCTTGGAATCCTTGTCAATTAAATGAACAAGCACTACCTCCATGTCATTTATTATATAATTTCTATAAAGGTAATAATAATGATATAAGTTGTATGATGTATATGAGATCAAGTGATTTGTTCTTAGGATTGCCTTTTAATATTGCTTCAACCGCTTTATTAACTTATATTATAGCAAAAGTCTGTGGTTATAATTTAAGAGAAATTGCTTTAAGTCTATGCGATTGTCATATTTATGAAGAACATTTAGAAGCAGTAGATATTCAATTAAAAAGAACTCCATTGGCATTCCCACAACTTAAAATAAATAAAGATATTGATATTAATATTTCAATAGATGAAAAAATAAAATGGATTGAAAAATTAAAATTTGAAGATTTTGAATTAGTTGATTATAATCCTCAATCAACAATTAAGGCGCCGATGAAATAATACCAACTTCTGTTAACAAATTTTGATTTAATGAAAGTGTAAATAACTGTCCATTATATTTATCAGTTTTAATATTCTTTTTGACTTTTGACCAAATATAATTATTATAAATGAAAAAATTAGGTTCTTTTTCTGCTAAATTCGGTATTTTGATAATATACGAATTAACATAATGTGCTGATATCAATACGCCAATTTGTAAGAATAAATATTTTAGGAAATAAAAAATATTCTTATCAGTCGTGTTGACGGTTGAATTTAATTCACAAAATCCATTGAGAACTTTACGAATATCTGGTAAAGACAATGAATTAATATCATCAAGATTGGTAACATCTTTTAAATTAAACTTTATAGTTGTTGTTACATTATTATTATAAATTTCATAAGGAATATTATTGTTGTGTAGATATTTATTTAAAAATCCAATTGTATTATTATTGATATTATTGTTCAATGTAAAGTTGCTTTGACCCAATAAAATCAATCCTTGAAATCTATATTTGTCATTATTGTCTTCTTGATCATCGTTTGAATTATTAGAATCATTATTAGAATCAACTAATGGATAACCAATATAATCAAAATCAGTAATATTATTTACTGATACAAATT